CCGACACAGAAACAGGGGGGCCACACGAAAGGGACACCATGCCCAGCCGCCCCCGCAAATCCCCCACCACACCACACACCACCACCACAGAATGGCGACACCTACGCGCCGAAGTCCTAGCCGCAGACGACACATGCGGATTCTGTGGACTACCAGGCGCCACAGAACTGGACCACATCCGGCCAGCATCACTAGGTGGAACACCGACACGGGACAACGTGCGCCCAGCCCACGCATCATGCAACCGTTCCGCAGGCGCCGCCCTGGGCAACCGTCTACGCGGTAAGCGCAAGGCCCAGGCGCGGCAACAGAACGCGACGACGACGACACCGAACAGCACCGACGACACGCGATTCTTAGGGGGCGCGACGCGGCCCGCACCTGGGAAACCGTCCATGGTGGGGGTTTCTGTGGGTTCTCCGGCGATTCATGCGGATGGGTTCGTGTTGCCGCGGCTGGAGACTCCGCCGTCTGGTGTTGCGGGTTCGCTGGGTGGGGAGGCGGCGGACTGGATTGACGCTAGTGGGGTGCTGGGTGTGGGGAACGCGCTTAGGCCGTGGCAGCGGTACGTCCTGGACCGGGCGCTGGAGGTTCGGGAGGACGGGCGCCTGCGGTGGCCTACTGTCATTGTCACGGTGTCGCGCCAGTCTGGTAAGTCGTGGCTGTTGCGGGGTGTGGCGTGGTGGCGGATGCACCAGGCAGAACGGTTCGGTGAGGCTCAGACGGTGTTGCACGTGTCGAATAAGGCCGCCCAGGCGGATGAGGTGTGGAAGCCTGCGGCGCGTCTGGCGTCTGAGGTGTACGGCCTGGGGCAAGGGTTGAAGCCGGACGGCCAGGCGCGGGTGTTGGCGCAGATGGGGCAGCAATCGTTGAGCATCCCGGACGGTTCCCGGTGGCTGGTTGCGGCGGCTACTCAGAACGCGGGGGTGGGGTTCTCGGTGTCTATGGCGCTGGTGGATGAGGCGTGGGCAATCCCGGCGCCGGTGGTGAACAGTGCCATCAAGCCGACGATGGCGGCGCGTGCCCAGCCGCAACTGTGGCTGATTAGTACCGCGGGTGATTCGCGTTCGGACCTGTTGCGGGCGTATCGGGACGCGGCTATCCGGGACACGGGTGGGGCGGGTTCGGTGCTGTTGCTGGAGTGGTCGGCGCCGCCGGATGCCCCGTACGACGACGTGAGAGCGTGGCGGTGGGCGTCCCCTCAGTGGGATGAACTGCGGGAGGAGTTTCTCCGGGACACCATGCAAGTGGTCCCGGAGGCGTCCTTCCGACAGGAGTTTCTGAACGCCTGGGTGATCGCGGCGGACGGGTGGATGCGGGCCAGCCAGTGGCGGGCCTGTGGCCGGAAGGTGTTGGCGGCGCCGCGGCGGAAGGATGCGCCGGTGGTGGCGGTGGGCACTGATCCCAAGGATGGGCGCGTGTTGGCGGTGGTGGCGTGGCGGAAGGGCGGGAAGGTGGCGGTGGTGTCGTGGCAGGAACAGTCCCCGGATGCCATGTGGCGGCGGGTTGCGGCGCTGGGGCCGGTGCGGGTTCTGTTGCCGGACACGTTGGCGGTTCACTATCCGGGTGACCCCAGGGCGGTGGGCCTGGTGTCGTCGGCCACGTTGCGGAAGTACGTCCCGGCGGTGGGGCGCCTGGTGGCGGAACGTGGGCTGACGTTCCGGGAGTCGGATGAGGCCCTGACCACTCAGGTGTTGACGGCGGTGGCCGTGGGGAATGGGGACGGTGCGCTGACGTTGGACGCCAGGCGGTCCCCCGGTCCCATAACCCTGGCCCGGTGCATGGTGTGGGCGGTGGGTGAAGTCCTGCGGCCCGCGTCCCCCAGGCCGGTGGTGGTGACCGCGTAACGGCATGTAACGCGAGCGGCGCCGGCGGCTGCAGCTCACGCCGGCCAGGCCCGATTCCCTCATGAAACACGCCATGTAACACTGCAACGCAACTGCAAGAAATGGTGTAGGGTTGCGCCCGTGGCACTGTGGCCCGTTCGCGCGCAGGCGGCGCAATCCGCCGTCCAGGCATCCATGGCGGTGGCCCCTGACCCTGTTCCCGTGGGGTTCCCCCCGGGCTGGTCCCAGCCCGCGTCCGGGGATGGCCCCGTGACCCGCCGCGAGGCCCTGTCCGTTCCTGCGGTGTCCCGGGCGGTGGACCTGGCCGCCACGACGGTGGCCGCGCTCCCGGTGGAACACATCGTGACCGACGCGGAGAAGGGCACCCGGGTGCGGACCCGGCCCACCACGTTCATGGACCAGCCCGAACCTGACCGGCCCCGCTACGCCACCCTGGTGGACACGTCCCGGGACCTGATTCTGGAGGGCCGCGCGTTCTGGATTGTCACGGACAGGTACGCGGACGGGTTCCCCCGGTCCGTGAAGTACGCGCCACTAACTGACGTTGCGGTGTCCACCGATGATTACGGGGACACCCGCGTGGTGACGTATCGCGGCAGGCCGGTGCGACCCACTGACGTGATCGGGTTCTACGGGTGGCACGACGGCATCGTGAACCACGGCGGGCGCATCATCCGCACCGCGCTGGCGCTGGAGAACGCGGCCCGCCGTTACGCGGACGCGCCCCTGCCGTCCCTGATTGTCCGCAACACGTCGAACTATGAACTGTCCCCCACGGAGATTACGGAACTGTTGGAAGGCGTGAAGCGTGCCCGCCAGGCGTCCGCCGTGGGTTACGTGAACGCCGGTGCAGAACTGGACACGATGGGGTGGGACGCGGCCCAACTGCAACTGGTGGAGGCCCGCGTGTTCACGAACGCGGCCATAGCGAACCTGTGCGGCATCCCCGCGCACTTCATCGCCGCGTCGAACGTGGGCGGTTCGTCACTGACGTACGCGAACGCGTCACAGGAAGCCCGCACCCTGGTGGACTACGGGCTGAAGCCGCTACTGGCGGCGCTGGAATCGCGCCTGGGCATGGCGGACGTGACACCGCGCGGTCACACGTGGCGGTTCGAACTGGACGCCATGTTGCGCGGAAACCCCATGGAGCGTTCGCAGTTATACCACTCACTGATTCCGCTGGGTGTTCTCACTGTGCAGGAAGCGCGGGAATGGGAAGACCTGACACCCAAGGCCGACACCGACCATCCCCAGCCCGCGCCCGCGTCACCGAATCCTGGAGGACCAGACGATGCGCCTAACCGCTAACTACCGCGTGACCGCCGCCGACCTGGAGGCGCGCACGATCACCGGCCAGGTGGTGCCGTTCGGTGCCACCGGCCACACCAGTGCAGGCCCCACCGTGGTGGACGCCGCCGCCGTCACTGTCCCGGACCGCGTGCCCCTGCTGGTGTCACACGATGACGACAGGCCCGTGGGCCGCATGACCGGGCACCAGGTCACGGAAGACGGCATCACCGCCACGTTCCGCATCATTGGCACGTCCGCCGGTGATTCTGCACTACTGGAGGCCGCGGAAGGTGTGCGCGACGGCCTGTCGGTGGGCCTGGACGTGGACACGTCCCGCGTGGACGAATCTGGCGCCCTGGTCATCACCGCCGCCACGCTCCGGGAAGTTTCCCTGGTGACGTTCCCGGCGTTCGACGCGGCCCGCGTCACTGACGTGGCCGCCACCCACACAGACCCCACCCCCGAACCAGTCCCCGCCGAATCCGGCGAGGACGACACCCAACAGGAGGAACCCACCGTGGACGACACCACGACCCCCAGCGGCGGCGAGGTTGTCGCCGCGGCCCTGCCCCGCATCACCGTTACCGCCGAGGCTTTCCCGTATGGCAACGGTGACCACTCAATGTTCCGCGACATGATCGCGGCCCGTTACGACGACGACGCCGCCCGCCGCGTGCACGCCGCCCAGGCCATGATCACCGCCGCCGCTAAGTCCGCAGACGTGGCCGACGTGATCCCCCCGGGTTACCGCCCGGACCTGTACGTGGCGGAGCAACCTGTCCCGCGCCCGTTCATTGACGCGTTCGCCCGCTACGGCATCACCGACGCCACCCCGTTCAAGGTTCCCGCGTTCGGGGATTCCGCGAACATGGTCCGCAGTCACGTGGAAGGCACGAACCCCGCCGCGGGCACGCTCACGGTCACGGACGTGACGGTGACCCCGCAGGCCGTGTCCGGCATCTACGACATCTCGCGGGAGGCGCTGGACGCGTCGAACCCGTCACTGGACGCCATCATTATGACGGCCATTCGTGAGGACTACGCGGCACTGTCTGAGGGTCTTTGCGCTGACGCCATCCTGGCCGGTGCCACAGCCAAGACTGGCCCCAGCACCACGCTAGGCATCATGGGCGCCGCGTCGGACTTCATGCAGGCCCGCGGACTCCCCGCGGACCGCATCCTGGCCAGCGGTGACACGTTCACCGCGCTGGTCACGGAGAAGGACGGCGGCAACCGCCCCATGAACCCGTTCGCGGGTGCCATGAACGCGGACGGGTCCGTGTCGTCTGCCGCCAGTGCCCTGTCTGTCGGCGGCCTGGCCGTCCGCCACGCCTGGGCCGCCACCGCCGCCTTCGTCGTCGCGCGTTCCGCTGACGCCGCCACCTGGGAGTCCGGCCTGCGGACGTGGCGCTGGGAGGAAGTCGCTGGCCCGGCGAACATTCGGTTCGCCGCGTTCGGCTACGTCGCCGCCGCCGTTCTGCGGCCCACAGGTGTCGTGAAGGTCCCCGCCGTCGGCGGCACCGCCGCTAAGTAACCCCCCGGCGTGGTGGGCGGTTACGTGCCTCGTCACCGCCCACCACACCACCCACACCCCCGCGCAGAAAGGAACCAGGACCATGGCCGAATGGCTAACCACCGCACAGGTGGCCGCGTACCTGGGACTAATCCTGGACGACACCACACAGGCGCGACTGGCGCCCGTCGTCGGTGCCGCGGCGGCGTGGGTGGAACGTACCCGCCCTGACCTGGACTTCACGGCCACGACGCCGGTGGACGTTCACCAGGGCGCGGTCATGTACGCGGCCCTGCTATTCCAACAGGCCGCCTCCCCAACCGGCATGCCCGCCTATGACGACCTGGGGTCCTACACCGACCCCGGCGCGTCCATGGGCCAGGTGTACCGCCTGGTGGGGGCACGCCGCCCGGTGGTGGCGTGATGGAAGGACTACGTGAGGCGCTGACCGCGCTGGAATCGGAACTGGCCACCACAGGCGTGCGGGTCTGCACTGACCCGGGCACGTTCTCCCCGCCGTGTCTGCTGGTGGAGGCGCCCAGCGTGATCAGCGCGACACAGGGCGCGTACACGCTCACCGTTCCCGTGTCACTGGTCGCACCCCAGCCCGCGAACCGGGCCGCGCTGGACTTCCTGCTGGCGCACCTACCCGCGGCCCTGGACGCCTGCCAGGCCCGCCAGGCCGACCCGGGTATCTACTCCCCGAACGGCACGCAGAACTTCCCGTCTTACCGCATCACCGCCACCATTACCGTGAGGAGCATCTAGCCATGCCAACACTGACTGATTCGCGCCTGGGGCCGGGCACCATGTCCCTGGGTTCCACTGACTACGGCACCCAGGTGTCAAACGTGCGCCTGGTCCCGTCGAATGACACCGCAGACGGCACCCCCACCCTGGGCATCCCCACCCCTCCCCCACTGATCACCACCACGTGGGAGTTGCAGGGCGAGGCCATCCAGGACTGGGAGAACGCGGACGGGTTCGTGGAGTATTGCCGCACGAATAACAACACCACCGTGGCGTTCTCATGGGTGCCCAACACCGGGAAGGGCGTCACCTACTCCGGCCAGTGCACGATCACGGCGGTGGAGATTGGCGGAGACGTTGCCTCCCAACTGACCACCTCTTTCACGTTCGCGGTGGTCGGTGACGTGGCCCGCGCGGCTGGCGCTGGCACCCCGGCCCCGGCCAGCACTAAGTAACCGACAACAGGAAGACGAGGCACACACCATGTTCACCCAGGCACTCACAGTGAACTACCTGGACGGCACCACCACGGACGTGACGACAACACAGGCGGACGTGGCGGCGTGGGAAATGTGGACGGTGAAGCGCGGCCTACGCGCGTCCGCCCCTGACCGCACCGTCATGCAAGACATGCCCGTGACGTTCCTGCGGTTCGTGGCCTGGTCGGCCCTACACCGGCCAGGCACCGGGCCGCGCCCGGACTTCGACCTGTGGGCGGACCAGGTGGCGGAAGTCGCCGTGGAGGACGCGGAACCGGCGGACCCTACCCCGACGGTCACCCAGGGCGACTAATAGCCGCCCTGGCCGTGGCCACCCACATAGCCCCTTCGGTTCTGTGGGACCAGAACCCGCGGGACCTGGCCACCCTGGTGGCGGTCCTGGAGGAACAGAACAGGAAGGCGGCACGGTGACCGGCCTGGGATTCGACAGCACGCCACGCGCTGGCGATTCCCTGGACAACGTGGTGGCACTGCCCACAGGTGACGGCAGGAACGTGCAGATAGTTGGCCTGTCCGACGTTCTGCGAATGTTCAACGGCCTGGAGAAAGACCTACGCCGGGAGGCGAACGGGGAACTACGGCAGGCCGCGCGGAAAATTGCGGACCGCCTCCAGGTGAAAATCCAGGGCGCGTCCGGGCCTGCCCCGCAGACCGCCGCGGTGCGCCGCACCGCACGCGCACGGAATGACCGCATCGTGAAAGTGGCACTACCAGGAACGAACATTCCGTTCGCGCGTGGATCGGTGGGCGGCACCCGCCGCGGCGCGGTGGCGTTCGGCGCTAACTACGGCCCCGCCGGGTCGGTGAACTATTACCAGGTACCCCGCAACACGGGCGGGTACTTCGTGGAACCAGCGGTGGACCAGTCCATGGCCACGGCATCCGACGACTACCAGAACGCGCTGGTGTCCATCATGCGGAAATGGGGACTGATCTAATGGCCAGCGGCCCGGAAATTATCGTCAAGATCGGTGCCGACACTGCGGGCGCCATATCCGGCATCAACCGCGTGAACTCCGCCCTGGGTTCGAAAATGACCGGCCTGGAGAAATTCAAGGCCGGGGTGGATCGGGCGTTCCTGCCCGCGGTGGCCGCGCTGGGTGCGCTGGGTGTGGCCGCGTTCGACGCCGCCCAGAAGGCGTCCGACCTGGCCGAAACCCAGTCCAAAGTGGGCGTGATCTTCGGGGATGCGTCCCAGTCCCTGAACGCGTGGGCGCTGGCCGCGCCCCAGGCGCTGGGCCAGACGCAACAGGCCGCCCTGGACGCGGCCAGCACCATGGCCACGTTCGGGAAGTCCGCGGGACTGACCGGGGCAGACCTGGTGGGGTTCTCCACCGACCTGGTGAACCTGTCCAGTGACCTGGCGTCATTCCATAACACGGAACCCCAGGAAGCGGTGAACGCGCTGGGCGCGGCCCTGCGCGGTGAGTCCGAACCCATGCGCCGGTTCGGTGTGATGCTGGACGATGCCACGCTGAAAGCGGAAGCCATGGCCCTGGGCATCTTCGACGGCACCGGGTCACTGACCGCGCAACAGAAAGTCCTGGCCGCCCAGGCCGCCATCATGAAACAGACCGGGGACGCACAAGGGGACTTCGCGCGGACCGCGGACGGCGCCGCGAACCAGCAACGCATCCTGAAAGCGACACTGGAGCAGACACAGACGGAACTGGGCACCGCGCTCCTGCCGGTGTTGCAGGCCGTCACCGGGTACCTGGCGACGTTCGCGGGCTGGGCGCGCGAGAACCAGTCCGTGGTGAAAGCTTTGGCTATCGGTATCGGTGTCCTGGCGGGTGCCGTGGTGCTGATCAAGGCGGGGATGGTGGCGTGGCAGGCCGCCACCGCCGCCGCCGCCGCCGTCCAGTGGGCGCTGAACGCGGCCCTGGCCGCTAACCCCATCGGCCTGGTGGTGATCGCCATCGCCGCGCTGATCGCGGCGGTGGTGCTGGCGTATCAGAACGTTGAATGGTTCCGGGATGCCGTGGACGCGGCCTGGGCTGGCATCCAGGCGGCCATCTCGGCGGTGGTGGACTGGTTCATGGACACGGCCTGGCCCATCATTCGGCGCGTCATTGACTTCATGGTGGCCTATTACAAGGCCCTATTCACCGCCGTGAAGTACGTGTGGGATGGAATCTGGCGGGCGGTGGAAGTTGTCGTGTCCTGGTTCCAGAACACCGCGTGGCCGATTATCCGCCGCGTTGTGGACTTCATCGTGGCCTATTACCGGACCCTGTGGGAAGGCGTGAAACTGGTATGGGCTGGCATCCAGGCCGCCATCCGGGCGGTGGTGGACTGGTTCCAGAACACGGTGGCCCCCATCATCCAGACGGTGGTGGGTGTCGTCCGCGGTCACTTCGACGTACTGAAGCGCGCCGTGTCCACGGTGTGGGATGCCATCCGCGACGCCATCCGGGCGGTGGTTGCGTGGATTCGTGATACCGCGTTCCCGCCGCTACGCCGCGCCATTGACGTGCTGGGGGACGCGTTCCAGACGTTCCGCGGTGTCGTCGTCGGTGCGTGGGATGCCATCCGCACCGCGGTGTACAACGCGTGGGTGTTCATCACTGAGAAAGTGCGGGCCATCCAGTCCGCCATCCAGAACATCCCCGTGGTCGGTGGCGTGTTCGGTGGTTCCACCCGTTCCGTTCTGCCGCTGGGTGTAGCCCGCGGGAACGTGCTCGCCACGTCCGGGACCGCTACCGCTACCGCCGCCGCAACCACGGCCCCGGTCATCGTCGTGAACGGTGCCCTGGACCCCGTGGCCACTGCCCGCCAGATACGGCGCATCCTGCGCGACGATGCCCAGCGCATGGGCCAGGTTCGGGTGGCGTCGTGACCGTCCACCAGGCCGTGGTCACCATCACCCCGGACGGCCAGACCCCTGTGGCCATCCAGGACGACGTTCTGGTGGGCGCCACCATCCACCACGGGCAAGGCGACCTGTGGGACACCGCCGACCCGTCCACCCTGTCCCTGACAGTCCTGGACCCCACCGGGTCCATGCGGTCCCTGTTCGACTTCACCACCCGGGTGGCCATCACCGTGACCGGCCAGGTGCGGTTCACCGGCTGGGTGGCAGACATGCGGGCCACCTACGACAGTCCCGGGTGGGTGCTGGACGTGATCGCGGTGAACAGGTGGACCGCGCTACGCACCACTGTGGTTCCGGCCCGCCCGCGGGAAACTGCCGCGGATCGCATCCTGGCGGTGGCCCTGGAAGCGGGACTGACTGAGGACCTACTGGTGGACCCGGTGGAGTCGGTGACCCTGCTGGCCGTGGCAGACGCCGCAACCCCCTATGACCTGGCCGCGTCCGCCGCGGCGCATGACCTGGGACTACTGGCACCGACCCGCGCCGGTGGCATCCGCTACCACGGGCGGGAACGCCTGGCCGCGTCCCAACTGGTGAAGGCCGTCCTACCCGCGTCTGGTGTGTTCGTGGACGCAGTGTGGACGCGGGCCGTGGGTGACCTGTCCACCACGGTGGTGGCCCAGTACGGCACCGATAACCCGCAGGCGTTCGTGGCCGCTGATGACGTGGCCCTGCGGGACGCGCTGGGCCGCGCGGACGTGTACCTGATCGGGGACCAGTACGCCACGCAAGCGGACGCCCGGGAAGCGGTGGACACGGCGCTGCCCCGCCGAACCGCCCGCATGTGGCACACCGAAACCCTGACGGTGGACCTGGCGTTCCCCGCGTTCGACCCTGCCCGAACCGGGAACGTGCTGGCCCTGGAGGTGGGGGACGTGGTGTGGGTGACAGGCGCCCCCGCCCAGTCCCCCGCCGGTGAAACTGAAACGTACGTGGTGCTGGGGTGGACTGAAACGCTGGACGGCACCAGCCACACCTTGGACCTGGCGGTGGCGGAATATGACCTGATTAGGGAGCGCGCCCGGTGGGGGAACGTGGCCATGTCGTGGCAGAACGCGGGCCAGGCCCCGGTGGGTTCCTACGCGTTCACGCCGCCGACGCTGGCGCCGGGGGTGGGCGCGTGAACTACGCCACCACCCCAGTGCGCGCCATCCCGTACATCACGGACGACACGGCCATGGCCGACGTTCCCGCGGTGTTGCGTCTGCTGGCCGAACGTGTCGAACACCTACTAACGGAAGCGGGCTAACACAGTGGGAACCACAACTAAGTACGGCCTGCCGTACCCCGAACCCACCACGCTGATTACGGAATCCGCGGCCATCGTGAAAGACCTGGCGGAGAAGATAGACGCGGCCCTGTCCGCGGTGGCCCCGTCTACCGCGTACACGGTCCCGGGGACGCTGGTGCAGGCGTTCACCGCGTCGGGCACATTCACCCCACCCGCTGGCGTGACTGTGGTGGATGTTGTCGTGATCGGTGGTGGCGGGAACGGGGGGACTGGCAACTACGGAAGCGGCGCGGCGCTGCGGTTAGGGCTCGGCGGGACTGGCGGCGGTGTACGGGTATTCCGCAACGTCCCGGTGTCTGGCCCGGTGGCGGTCACCGTGGGCGGTCCTGTCACCGCGTCCACGTTCGGGGCGCTCACCGCCCCGGGAGGATCATCGGCGGGCATCCCGGGGCCAAGCACTGCCGGATGGTCTGTGAACGCGTCGGCATCCGGGGGTGGCGCGTTCGGGCAACGCGGGCAGGACGGACCCACCGTGAACGGCACCCACTACGCGGGCGGCGCGGGCGGCGCGTGGGCCGACAACAACAGTCCCAGCAACGCGAAAGTGAGTAACGGTGGCGGGGCCGGTGGCGGCGGGCAAGGTGCCGCGCTCGGCAATATCGGTTCGTGGTTCGCCACCGCAGGCGCCCCCGGGACTGGTGGCGGTGGCGGCGGAGGGGCTAACTGGTACTCCACAGGCGACGGGGGCGCCGCCGTAGGTGGGTCCGGGCGCGTAATGATCTTCACGGCGCAGACGTTCCGCGCGGCCCGCGGAACCGACCAGTACGCACCCGCCGTCCCCGAACTAGTCGCGACCCTGGACGACACCGGCACAGTCACCGGCGTGTACGCGGTGCGCCCCGACGACAACCCACCGCACACGGTCCCCTACCCCGCCCAGCCCGTAGACACAGGCCGCACAGTCACGGTGCTAGTGGACCCCGCCGACCCGGGCGGCCCCACCCACGACACTCCCGTCATGGCGTGGCCCACCCTCGGCTGGACCTACACCGGAAACACATGGAAGGAACCCACGACATGACCGCTGACCCTGTTACCGAACAGGTAACACCCGACGACGACACCGACCCCGGCACACCCCCCGCCGACCTCGACCCCGCAACCCTCGAGGAACACCCGGAGGACCGATGCTGAACCCGACACCGAAAGACATCAAGGCCGCACTACGGGACTGGGTGCCCGAACGCCTGCTGACTTTCCGGCCAGGCTGGAAAGAACGCGGCAGGCCGTGGTCCCACGGCATCCGCGCCGTGTTCATCCACCACTGGGCCGGAACCGGCGACGGCGGCCAGGCATGGATGGAACAGAACGGAACCAGCACCTACCCCTACGCCAACTGCACCGTGAGACGCGGCACCGACACATCCAAGGACGGCCAGGTCATCATCATGTCCGCGCTGTCCGCCTGGCACAGTGGCAGCGGCGGGCCGTGGCCCCGCGCAGGCATCCCCCGCGACTCCGCCCACCTGATGGCGTGGGGTGTGGAAATGGAAGGCCCCCTGTCATCCACCAGGTACGGCACCGACGACATGACAGACGCCCAGTGGGAGTCCACCGCCGCGGTGTGTTGCGCCATCCGGGAAGTGGCCGGTTCTGACGCCTTCCCCAACTTCCAGCGCGTCATCCGGCACGCCGACTGGACAGACGGCACCGCCGGAGTGGACGGGCACGTGGCCACACCCGGGCGGAAAAATGATGTGTGGCGGCCCACCGCCGACATACGTAAGGCCGTGAAGCGAACCTGGAAGGAGGCTGGACGATGAACCGGGACATGCTGGCACTGTTCGGCGTGATCGGGCTGGGCGTGGCCGGGCTGGTCATCCTGGCCGCCGTGATCGGGCTGGTGGTCCTGGGCCTGTCCGACGCGGAAGCGGACGCGGTGACCGCGCTGGCTGGCATCGGTGGCGCGGTGGCTGGTGGCCTGGGTGGCTGGATGCTCCGCGGGAACGTCGGCGGGGACCAGGCCGCGGACTAGGACACGCCGGGAAAGTCGAAACTGCCCCGGACTGTCGGCGCTATGGTCTACCCTGACATGGTGATGCCCCCGATAGGCGGGGCACCGAGAGGGAATCTAGCACGGTCCCGCTGAGGACAGGGCAGGCGAAACGCCGATAACACCCCATTATGTCCGAAGGCGGTTAGGCCGCCGCTGGTTCCCGGATAGGGGAACCAGCCGTGAACCATCCACACATCACCGCCGAACCTGACACCGTGTCAGGAACCGCCCACAGTGGAGCAGAACGGGCGCCACTGTGGGCGGCCATGACCCGCCCCCACGCCGCCCCCGCGGCCACCATCACGTACACCACCAGCCACCGATCCCGCACCCGGGTGAAGGCGTACGCCGACACGGAATCGTCCTGGCCCCACGTGGTCCTCCAGGCCACCGTGGGCGACACCAGCCGGGTCACGTTCGACCTGTCCCGGCCCGCCGCCCTGCAACTGGTCGCGGCCCTGCTGGACGCCGCCGACGCGCTCCCCGGCGAGGCCACCGAATGACCCGCCACCCCGCATCGTCCACATTCGTGTACCGGCCCGCCGCCCTCCCGGACGAACTGGCCGCCCTGATCGCCTACGGCGCCACCCCCCAGGACTGTGACCTGTGGATGGGCACACTGCGCGGCGGCTACGGGGTCCTACGGGTCCGGGTCGCAGGGATGACCGACACCACCCGGCCCATCCAGGCCCACCGGTTCATCTACGAAGTGGCCACGGGTGTGGCCATCCCGAAGACCCGCAACGGTGAACCCGTCGAACTAGACCACAAGTGCCGCAACCCGCGGTGTGTGAAACCCACCCACATGGAACCCGTGGCCAAGTCCGTGAACCTGTCCCGGCGCGTGTTCAAGCCCCAGGCGGTGAACCGCTAATGGGGTTCCTCTACTGGGCCGCCGTGTTCCTGGGCCTGCTGGCCCTGGTGTGGCTGGTGAACAAGGCCATGGACCGCGCCACGAATGGGCGCCGCCGCCACCCCGATGACGTAGCGGGCCAGGTCCACGACTTCCAGCGCGCCCGCGACGCGCTTGCACGTGACCGGGCGGCCCGTAACCGCCGCTGGTACTCCCCCACCACTTCCGACAACACAGACGAGGCCACCCGATGATGAACCTAGACAACTACGAAGACGTACAAGCCCGGATCACCCGCTGGTACGGCAACCACCCCACCGCCCGTATCTCCACCCGCCTGGAACACATCTACACCGATGACCAGGGGGGCCTGGTGTCGTGTGTCGTGTCCGCCAGTGTGTACCGGGACCAGGAAGACGCCCAGCCCGCCGGGACAGGTCTAGCGCAGGAACACCGCACGGACCGCGGGGTGAATGTCGCATTCGCGCTGGAGAACTGCGAAACCAGCGCAATAGGCCGCGCCATTGTGAACGCGGGCCTGGCCCCGGCCACCGGGCAACGCCCGTCCCGTCAGGAAATGGAAAAGGCCGCCGCCGTGAAGACACGGAAGGCCGCCCCACAGTCCACCGCGCCCGGACGCGGTGATGAGGGGGTGGCCGCAGACATCCCCCTATCGTCCGCGGTCACCCCCGACCCCTCCCCCACGATGGGCGAGGCCATCGGGAACGTCGTGGACGCCATGCCCGGTTCCCGCATCATCGAACAGGGCGAGACACCCGCACCGGCACCCGCGCAGGACCCCAACCAGGTGTGGGGGGTGGCACCGGGGAACGTCCAGGCCGCCCCGTCTGAGAAACAACTAGGGCTGGTGAAAGTCCTCCTACGCAAGACCGGTCTAACGGACCCGGCACTGGCTCGCACGTTCGTCGCTGACGTACTGGGCGGCCCTGTCGCGTTCGACGCTTTGACTAAGGGGCAGGCGTCCGACCTGATCACCGCGCTGAAAGAAGAAGAAGACCGGCAGGCGAACAGTGCCCCCGACGAGGCCAAATATGAGGACCCGTGGGCAGGCGAACCGGGGGCGGGGTTCTGACATGGCCATGTTTACTTTCCGGGTCCGCCACGCCGACGCGGACACCCCCGTGGAACTGCGGGTGCATGAGGACGGCATGTCGTCCGCGTACGGCATCACCGCCGAACAGGCCGCGGTACTGCTGGTCCAACTGGACCGCGTAGTGCGCCAGGCGGTGAACCCATGACCGCGCAGGCGTCACTGTTCGACCTGGATTGTCTGGTGGTTCCGGTGAAGACGTGCCCCGGGTGCCGGGAAGTGTTGCCCCGGGACGCGTTCGCGCGGGACCGTAGCAGGCGTGACGGCCTGAATAAGTACTGCCGCCCCTGTGTCCAGGAACTGGACCGCGCTAGGCGGGCCGCGAACCCGGAGAAGGCCCGGGAACATAGGCGCGCCTGGAGGGCCGCGAACCCGGAGAAGGCCCGGGAGAAGGACCGCGCTAGGCGGGCCGCGAACCCGGAGAAGGCCCGGGAGAAGGTCCGCGCCTGGAAGGCAGCGAACCCGGAGAAGAAGCGGCAGCAGAAACACCGCCGCCGCGCCCGCAAGGCCGCGAACGGGGTCCACACGGTCACGCCCCGGGACCTGGCCCGCCTGGCCGCCGCGCAGTGTGCCCATGCACACCTGGGCGGATGCCACGGCCCCACACACGTGGACCACGTGGTGCCCATCGCCCGCGGCGGCGCCCACGGCATCGGCAACCTCCAGGCCCTATGCGCCCGCCATAACATCTCCAAGGGTGACCGCCTGGAGATCGAAGTCAAGGCCCGACACCGACGCCAGGAGGTGGCGGCATGACCGCGCAGGCGTCACTGTTCGACCTGGACGACGCCCGCGCCCGCCGCGACGCTGGCGCCCAGGTCGCCACCGACAACACCCCCACCTGGTCCGAACTGGCCCAGTCGTGGATTAGCGACCAGGCCCCCGGGACCGTGTTCACGTCCGAGGACATGACCGCGGCCCTGGGCCTGCCCCGTGGTGGGGTCGGCCAGCACCGTAATAACGCGGTGGGCGCCGCCATCCTGGCCGCGTCCCGCCACGGGGTCATTCACCGCACCGGCTACACCCAGTCCCGCCGCCCGGAGTCCCACGCCGCCGTCATCGCCGTGTGGGAACGCGCAGGGAACCCGTGGTGACCGCGCCCGTGTCCTGGCCCCCAGGTGTCGTCCCGGTGCGCTGCCAGAACTGCGGCCTGTGGTGCCTCCAGGGCCGCCAGTGCCCTGTCTGCGACCCCGCCACGGCCCACGCCTACTCCACCCATTCATGGGAGCGCGTGGACGGCACCCCCACGTGCCTGGAGTGTGACGCGAAAGTGTGGCACCTGGACGCGTGGAAGCCCTGCCCGGAAGCGGTGTGGCCATGAAAGGCGCCTATTCCGGCGGCGGTGGGATGCACCTAGTCCGCATCGGGCCGCGCACCGGCACCATCCTGACGTGGGGCCGCGGGAAAGGCGCCGCCGTGTGCCGCAAGTGCCGCCAGCCAGTCCAGAAAGGCCACCGCGTCATCACGAAAGCCCGCGGCGCCGTGGCACACCTGGACTGTGACAACCCCGCCAGCGGGGGCCGTGGACGGAAGCGGCAGGCCCCCCAGGCGTGCCACATCTGTCTGGGGCCGGTGACAGGCCGCTACGACACCACCCGCACAGGTGTCGCGCACAAGGACTGTGCGGTGGGCCTGCGGCGGACAACACCCCCACCCCCGGCCCCCATCGGATGGGGCAACACCTGTGCGGTGTGCGCCGCCATCATCACCGCCCCCCAGCGGTGGAAACGCATCACAAGGAAGGGGCGCCAGGTGGCCGTACACGCGGCCTGCAGCACCTGACCCCCGCACATGGCAACACCCGGTGGACACCCCCTGCGGCAGAAGGTCCCGGCGAAACACCCCCTGACCTATCTATGCCCAAAACCGGGGCGGCGTGCGGCGCCGCACCGGCCAGAACCACCCCAACACGGGGGTGGGCATCGGGCATCCCCTCCAGGGATTCCCGAATGACCACACCCAACCGCAGACAACCAACACACGCGGGGAACGCCCCCGCAGGGCGTTACCCGCAACCACAGAAAGGCACACCCATGCCCCGGCCAGCACGAACCACCGAAACCACACCCACCACCCCCCACATCCTCGACATGCACGACTTCCGACCCGACCCCGACCAGAACGGCACACACTGCAACTGCGGACTACCCCGACCCAACCGCCACCACCACGACGCGTTCATGGGACCCGCCCCCCACTTCCCCCACACCCCCAGCCACATCACCACCACACCCTGGTGAAACAGGGGGGCACCCCTGCCCCCACCAAACACACGCCCCCCACCCCGACACA